CTTCTACTACCTGTTTCGCCGGATTCCCGACGCTATGCGACATTTTAAAAACCGCAATAAAGACCCAATTCAGGCCAACATTGGTAAATGGCGTAAAACTGCTTTACTCGCTTACACATTTGATCAAATTGCCTACCAAATCACGCTTAGCTCTGCTGAACATCACCTTGCTAGTGATTCTTTTGTTGAGGAACTAGAACATCTCACTGATGACACCGGTGAAATTAAAACTGAAGCAGCAGAAAACATGTTTTGTGAACAGGTCCAACGTCGTTTACAGTTGGACCCAGAGCAATGCCCCATCCCTAGTGCTCCACCTACTGAGGACGATTTAACCTTCGATGCGTATCGGGAGCATTACCTCTGCGAACAAATACCTGATGCAGAACGTGATGACCGTGCCACACCAAAGCTCGTCAACGAAGGCGTCTCCACAGCTGACCTTCAAAGTAAAGTGCGTGATGCCTTCCAACAATACTTACTATCCATTAAAGTTTGGTTAGATGAGAATCACGAAGATAACGCGCTCCGACGAACGAAAGTACGTATACAACGTGACCTTGAGGAGATTGATGTATCCGTCATCGACAATCTGGATTTCAAATTAATCTCCGGTGTTCCTGGTAGTGGTAAATCCTATCAAATTCTTAGTGAAGTACGTCCAATCGACCTAATCATTACCCCAACAAATGCCCTAAAATTGGAGTACGATCTGAAGAATACTCGTGGTGCGCAGGTTTGCACTTTCGAGAGGGCTATTGGTCTAATCCACAAGTTACCAGACAACAGCACAATTTACATTGACGAAGCAGGTTTATTACCTTCGTACTACTTTGTCCTTGTTAAGGCCAAAGCAATGTTACGTGATGTGGTTCTTGTTGGTGACCTTCAGCAAATTCGTTACATCGACCGTCAAGGTCTGCACCCAAAGGAAATTGATGAGGTTCTAAACTTTCCCGATGTGATAAGACTATCAGAATCAAAAAGGGTACCGTCTGATATCACTAGGATACTAAACTGTCATTACAAGGGTTACAGCGACATGACTACCACCAATGCTAAGGTTAAATCATTTTCCATCCAGCAGCTTTCTAAATTTGAATTCGCCAAGGCTCTCCTAATTGCAAGTGGTTGGCTTTCACTCAGTATGGAAAGAGACGAATCATGGATCACGGTCGTCGTATTAAGAATAAAGGAATGACTGAGGCCAACACTGTCAATGAATACCAAGGTGGACAGTCCGACATGGTTTGTCTCCTTGTCGATCTTAACTGTGTCGATTTAATCCGCGAATCTGAGGCGCAGCGAGTGGTAGCACTTACTCGACATACAGGGAAATTGGTGATCTTTGACGAAACCAACATGGCTGGGCACCTGTTAAAGTTGGATCATCCAATTGTTCGAAACCATGAGCAGTTCACACCCCTGACCACTGAGACTTCGGAAGCCGCCCCCGTCCTCAGTCTCAACACCGAGCGACCTGAGAAGCCTCTTTTTTGTAGAACAGTACATGAGGTTAATATGGTCACGGATATACTCGATACGATTTGTGCTTCCTGTGACAGTCCCTTTAAGATTATCCAGAGGACTCAGATTAACGGAAAGATGGAGCAAGGAAAGGTTGACGTCATCAAGACACTCGACGACCTCCGCTTGAGAGACTGTCGTAGTTTGATGTGTGACCGTGAGTATACTAAATCGTACAAGGCTTCCGATACTCTTGGCGCCCTGAAAACCTTAGTCGGCCGCAATGCACGTAAACGCTTTACTACCGGTGTCACGGCTACGGACTCTGCGATTGCCGAGGTGTTCGTCAACCGGTTTTTCCAAAAAGCCATCAATATGGAGGAGTTCAATAGAATAACTCAGAATGAGACTTTAATGCTCGATCTACTACAGCAGTCTGTATACGAGTACTCGCTTAACACCCAATCTAAAGGGAAGACCGAACTTGTTGGTAACTTTGAGGCCAAAGGAGTGCAATTTGACACGTCTTACGTGCAGAAGACCATCGAAAAGATGAAATTTTTCAAAGATGCACCAGTTGCGGTTGAAAAGAACGGGCAAACAATAGCCGCAATGGATAAGGAGTTAAATGCTTTGGCTGGACCCTACCATCGGACATACGAGAAAATCATTAAAATGTGTCTAAGACCTGGAGTAATTCTTGCAAACGGGGTTGAGGAGACGAAGATCGGTGAGATCAGCGCCGCATTTATGCGTGAGCATGAGAACTTACAATTTCTGGAAAACGACTACACCGAGTTTGGTTTTTCGCAAGGTCCCCTGTCTCAGGAAATTGAGGAAAAAGTAATTCAACGTTTCGGCCTTTTCTCTGAAGTTCTACAGATGTACCATGCAGCAATGAAAGATCGCGGCTTTAAGAGCATGAACTTCGAATTCACCGTTCGTGTTAAGGACGGAAAAAATGATGGTGCGACTAACACCCTAACCGGTAATGACTTGGTTGATTTGGTGCTTTTATTTAACATGTACTCTTTCGGTGAAGAATTCCTCGTACTTGTTAAAGGCGACGACAACTCGGTGGCGTCTCGTAAGATTCGTA